TTGAAACAAAAAAGCCCGGCTCGCTCTGACAAGCGGCCGGGCGTTGAGTTCGAACAGGATACGGGGGCTCACTTAGTGATCCACAAATTTGATGTCAATGATTATCGACCGGGCGACGCCGATCTTCTCGCGCGACTTCTCGCGCTAATGGCGCCGTCTGATGAGACGATCGCAGCAGCACAAAGCAATCCGGCTTTGCGACGCCGGCACAATCGCGATCTCGCCTTGGGGCTCGCCGCGGCGGGGCTGTGGGTCATCCCGTGCGACGCGAAAAAGGTTCCGCTCGCAAAGGAGTTTCCGACGAAGGATGTCGACCTTCCGGCGGCGCCAGACGGAATTGATCCGACCTACTACGGCGCCACGAGAAATCCCGAAAAGATACGTGCTTGGTTCGCAGACGGACGCATGGCGTATCCTGGGATCAGCGCCGGCCCTTCAGGCTTCGTCGTGATTGATGCAGATGCAAAGCTTGATGGCCCAAACAAGCTTGCCGCATGGGCGGAACGCAACGGAGTCGACCTGAAGCAGTTCCCGTGCACGCTCACACAATCGGGTGGCGCACATTTCTATCTGCCGAATGTCGATCTTCAGCACGGCTGTGCTGCAGGAATCTTCAGGCGCGAGTGCGGGTCCGATGTCAAAGGAAACGGCGGATTCGTGCTGTCGCCCGGAGCCATTCTTGATGCGAAGGACGAGGCAGGCAAGCCGGCAATCAAGGTCTACCGCGCAGACCCCGCACATCCGCTGCTCAGTGCATATGATCCGACGCTGGAGGAAGCGCCTGCAGCGATCGTCGCCGCGCTAAAATCTGCGCCTCAGTCGGCAAAGAACGAGAGATCACGCGAACACGAGCTGATCGAAACGCTTCGCTCTGACGATTGGCCGGACGGGGCCGATCTAATCGACGATGTCGACGGCAGATATGATCTGAGCCGGCTCGCCGCGAAGGACGCTCGCCTGTGCAATTTATTGGCGACAGGCGGGGACATGACGCTCAGCGAAAACCGCTGGCACCTCGCGCTCGCCTTGTGGGGTGAATATGGCGATGTCTTCACAATCACGGACTTCGCTGCGCTCATCGAACACCTGAACTCCGAAGGCCCGACCGAAGGCCGGTTCGGAACCTTTGTGGGGGATGAAGCGCCGCGGGAAGGCGAGTTCTCCTATCGCTCGCTCGCACGCGACTTCTACCGCAGCGAAGCGGCTGGCCGTGCGGGGCATATCTCGGACGGCTCCGCCTTCGCGGCCGTCGACGACGAAGACGACGACAGTTCCAGTGATGGGGTCAAAAAGATCATGCTGCACGCCGGCCAAGACAACTCGAACGCTACGAAACTACTGAATGCGATCGATGGAAAAATTCCGCTCTATGTCCGCGGGAGGTCACTGGTCACGGTTGCGTCGACCTCCGCGCAAGCCCGACCTCAATTGCCTGGAGCAGATCATACGCCGCACGCTCACGAGACGGCGGCCTTCATTCCTGTGTCGCCCGATTGGCTTGTCGCGAAGTTCGCCAAGCATGCGGACTGCCGGCGCATGGATCACACTGGGAAGATTCGTGCAGCATCGCCGCCACATCATGAAACGAAACTGATCGTCGCTGCTCCAGACACATGGGGCGTTCCGCCTGCATTCCAGATTGCGGAAGCCCCATATCTGCTGCCATCGGGGCGCATCGTGACCGAACAGGGATACGACCCTGAGACGTTAATCGTCCTTCATTCGAGCGTGGCGCTACAACCGAACCTGCCGGAGAACCCAACTAAGGAAAATGCGCTGGAGGCTTTGACCTTCGTCGAAGGCCTGTTCGAAGAGTTTCCATTCGTCGACGAGGCCAGCAAGTCGGTCGCATTGAGCCTCGTGCTGACAACTTTGACACGCAATCTTATGGATGTTGCGCCGCTTCACGCCATCACAGCGCCGGCGCCGGGAACGGGCAAGTCAGAGCTTGCCGCAATCGCTACTCGTATCGCGCAAGGCCGGGAGCTTCCTGCGATGGCTGCAGGCGCAAACGAAGAGGAACTGGCGAAGCGCATCGACTCGGCGATGCTGGCGGGATACCCCATCATCGCTCTGGATAACGTCAACGGCGTCTTGCGTGGGGATGCTCTATGTCAGGCGGTTACGGCTCCAAACTACCAGTGTCGTCGCCTTGGCAAGTCCGAGAACGTCGAATGCGTGAATCGATCCACGATCGTTGCGACCGGGAACAACGTCCGCTTGCCAGATGACATGATCCGGCGAACCCTGCTGTGTTCTCTCGACGCAGGAATGGAGCGGCCGGAACAGCGTGTGTTCAAACAATCGGCGGCGGAGTTGCGGGATCGCATCGGTAAACAGCGGGCGGGACTGATCGGAGCAGGACTCACAATCGTTCGCGCGTTCATTCAAGCGTATCTCCGAGGGGAAGCAAAGCCGGCCAACGATTTTCCAGGCTTCAGCTTCTGGAGCTTCTATGTTCGCTCGCCGCTGATCTGGCTCGGCAGGGCAGACCCCATCGCCACTCAATTGACGGTCGCAGCGGACGATCCCGAAGCACAACGCCGGGCAGCTATATTCCAGGCATGGAATGAACTGACCGGCGGCGAGGCGGCTCGCGTCCGCGATGTCCTCGATAGGGGCTCCGCCTTCACGCCGGCGCCCGAGGACGCAGAAGCAGAGGCAATCGAGCGCGAGCGTGCGGAGGCCCGCGCGGTTCTCCTGGAGCACGTCCCCAAGGCTCCGGGCGCTCGTGGAGAGGACGCGGGCAAGCACGCGCTCGGCAACTACCTGCGAAAGCACAAGGGCGTGATCGCTGGCGGCCTGCGGCTGGTCGACGGCGGCCGAGATCGCAAGGGCGTCCAGACGTGGCGCACAGTTCCGGCGTAGCGAGACGAGAGCGATCAGCGATCAGAAGGCCGGACGCATGTCGTCTGGCCCTTTTTTATGCGACCGCCGCGACCGACGACGTTTAGCCCCATAGGCGCCGGGACTGCCGGGACATGCCGGGACTCTTTCCTCAGTTTTTGAATCTTATTATTGGAGAGACATGATTCATGAATCACACATTGCATGTGTGAATAGAAGGTTCGCACGCTGAGATAGTAAAAGAGTCCCGGCAGTCCCGGCAGACGTCAAAAAGAAAAGCTAAACCAATGAGATGGGGCGCCGGGACAGCATTTTTGGAGTCCCGGCACTGTCCCGGCATGTCCCGGCAAAAATTGATATCGAGGACGTGGACCTTCAATCGTCCGAGCAATGACCGCCGTAGTCATCCCATGACGGCGGTTCTGTCAGGTCCATCCAATGACCGCCGTCATCATCAGCCAAAGGCGCATCATCGTCATCAAGCCCAAACAGCGAGCGCAGGTCCGGCGGAGTTTTAATGGGCCGTGTAGAGCGGAGATCGGCGGCCTTGATCAGGACGCAATCGCGCGCCGGATCGGTCGCCTTGGGCGCCTCCGGCTCCAACGCGACGTCCGCATCGATAGTGGGAGAGAATGCCTCGCCAAGCGACCGCCGCAGAGCGTCCGCTGATGCGGTTGCATCTGCTCCTCGCCAATCATCCGCGGTAGGCGAGGAGTCGACGCGGGCGCCGCGCGCCTGCATGACGTTGTTGAGCGCGAGCGCCTTTATCTGCCGCAGACCCGTTGGCCGGTAGCTCGCGGCGCGCAAAGCTGCTGGCGAAGGCGTGCTCGGCGCGCACCATTCGAGCCACGCAATTGCCAAATCCTTCAACCCGAGGGCGCGCGCTTGTTCGATGAGATCAACGGGAATGCCGCTAGGCGTTTTTGCTCTCGGCTTGCGACCGGCGCCAGGACGGGCGCCACCGCGTTTCGATGGAATCTTGATCAAATCCATCCGACGAAACCTCCAAAATATTTGAAAACCACAAGAGATGCTGACGGCGAAACCGCCCATATTTGCTTATCTGAACACCGTTCATATAGGCTGCCAGATTTGATTTGTCAAAGCATTTGAAAAAATATCGGCGGAAATGACCTATAGGGTAGAGGGGCAATTCCGACGCCTCACGCGCCTTCCGGCCAGACGGCCGATGCGGCGCCGATCTTCTGTCAGCAATCTTCCTGTGCGCCGGCGGTCCAACCGCCGAGCGCTCATTGCCGTTGGACATCAGATGCAATCGAACCACGATCCGGCCGATCTACTTGGCCCGGCGACACTGCGCGCCTATTCGACCCTTGCGCGGCTAGCCGACGACACCGCACAAGCGCACGCTCGATACATGACCCCGGCGCCCGAGACGGAACCGAAGTTCAACTTGCGCGGCGAGCGCATTCCGACCATCGGCGAGATATTTCGCGAGACCGTTTCAGAGCCGCCGCGGCGCTCGCCGTCGCCTCCTGTTCGCATCATTTGCGACTCGCCCTGGATCAACATCTCGATAGGCGAAGCCGATGGCGAGCAGTTAGTCGTTCACATCGCCGCGCCTAGTCGACGAAGCCTTTCAGAGCAGAGTGCGCCAGAACGCCAGTGTTGCCTTGTGGGGCATGTTCCAGCGTATCGAGATTCAAGCCGGGGACAAGGTTCACCTTGCTTTAACCGTCGAGACGCCGCGCGGACCGATCGTCGACCGTAGGAGCTTCGTCGCGCCGACACGGATGGAAAAGTGAGATGGGCGACATCGGGCTAAAGGTCGAGTTCGACACGAAGCAGTTTGAGAACGTCGTCGATCTCGCGTCACGAGAGACGCGCAATGCTTTGCGCCGATCCGTCGACCGCGCGGCAAGGACCGCGCGCAGAGAGACTATTCCGATCATGGCGGCCGACATTGGCGTGAGCAAGAGCGTCTTCGCCAAAGCTACTCCGCCGGTCAAGGGTTCGACGCAGAGCAACCTATCAGCGACGTGGGTGGTATCGAAGGCGCGCATCAGCGCGCTGAAGGTAGGCAAGCTCCAGCCGGGGCCGTCCAAGTTGCGGGGCTCGTTTCTGGGCTCAACGTTCCGTCTCACGGGTGGCGGATCATCGTCGCTTAGTATCCCTAAAGCCTTCGTGATGAACGTAAAGGGTGGACCGCTCTTGATGGTCAGGCAAGGCAACGGCCGGTCTGCGATCAAGGGCGTCTATGCCGAAATGCCGCGAACCGGAATGGAACAGACGCACGGCGCGCCGCGATTGAAATGGCAAAACGCTGCCGAGCGCGAACTCGCGAAAGAGGTCGCGGCGAACCTTGGTGTAGTTCTCGGCGGCGGCACAGTCCCCACAACCTCACAAGGTGAGTGAGCGGGTCCTTCCAGAGGCCCCTAAAACGCGCCGCGGGTCCGCTGCCGCATGATTTTCATTAAATACGAAGACGTTTTCAATGGTGTCAACAATCTCCGTCTTTATCGTCTGAAACGAATTGCTCGGCCCACGACTCAAGTTTGGCAAGTTCAGATTGCCATTTGGAATCACCGCCCCACGCCATGTGCCGCATAATCAAGTAGCTTTCGGCAAGGCAAGCGCCCACCCACTCAGGGGTTGCCATACCGACGCGGGCAAGCTCTTGGCGACGTTGTATGGCTGCGATGACAAAAGCGCCGAACGCATCTTTAGAGGTGCTCAATCTGCTCATCACTACGAGGTCACTAAATTCGTGCATTGCTACCTGTCGTGACGCACGCGGAAGTTTTGAAAATGCATTCTTCGTCGCACGCAATTCTCTTAGAAAGAAAAAGTTTCGGAGGAACCCCATTTTGAATCTCCCGCAATCGCAGTAAGCACATGCACACATACGACCTCCCGCCCGAGGCGGGAATAACCGAGCTTGCGGAATCAGCGGGCCTTTCGCGCGACCGGGCGAAGCAGGTCCTCGATACCGCGAAGATCAAACGCGACAAATATCGCAAGTATCCGACCGAATTGGCAATGCAGGCGTTGCTCGCGTTCAGCGACGCGGGCAAAGCGACCGGCCACGCCCTGAATGGCTACGGCAATCCCGACACACGCAATGATCACATGCAGGCGCTCGCCGCTGCTCGCGCGACCGCCGAGGCGGCTAGGGCCAGAAAAATTGAACTAGAAGTCGCCAGCAAAGAAGGTCGGCTCGTCTCGCGCGAAGCCGTCAACCAAGCGGCCGTCGAGTTCTCGACGCACATCAGGAACGGGCTGCTCGGCTTCCCCGCTCGTATTGCTCACAGACTCGTCGGAAGCCAAAGCGCCGACGAGATAGAGCGCGTCCTGGATGACGCTATCCGCGAAGAGTTGGCCGCGCTGTCGGACATCGACCTTTACGCACTAAGCGACTGACACCTCATGCCATCGATATCTGACGCGTCCGCGATTTTCGCGGCGATGCTGCGCGCGATCGCGCCGCCGCCCAATATTAAACCAAGTGAATGGGCGGAGCAGAACCTCGTTCTACCAAGAGAGTCGAATGCCCGCCCTGGGAAGTTACGCCTAACCAGTCTCCAAAGGCAGATCATCGACGCCGCAGCCGAGCCGACAACGCGCGAACTCGTTCTCATGACCAGTGCGCAGATCGGCAAAACGACCGGTCTGCATTCGATCATCGGTCACGCGATTTGCGGAGAGGGTGGGCCACTATTGCTCGTCCGACCGGACGAAGGCGATATCGGCTCCTATGTCAAAGAAACGCTGGACCCGCTAATCGCAGCGTCGCCGGCTCTCAAAGGCGCGGTCGCGCACAGCAATGCGAACCTGAAAACGTTCGCCGGAGGGTCGCTCGCGCTGGCGTCGTCTTACAAGGCGCCGCAGCTATCAGGAAAAGCCATCAGGTTCGGCATTATCGACGAACTCGACCGCTGCGCGGTTGTGACCTCGAATGGAGAGGGACGGCCGGAAGATTTAGTCCGGCGCCGCCTTCACACCTATCGACGTTCTTTGCTGTTGCTCGCCAGCACGCCGACGTTTGGCGCGACATCGCGCATCGCGGCGAACTATGAGCGGGGCGACAAACGGCTTTTCTTCGTCCGCTGCGAACACTGTCACAACGAAGCGCCAATCACGAAAGATCGTCTGCTTTTCGAGCCGGGCAAGCCTGAAGGCGCGCGGCTGTTGTGCCAAGGGTGCGGAGCACTCGCCGATGAAGCCGAGCGCTTGCGGATGGTCGGAAAGGGCGAGTTGCGCTCAACTGCACAAGGCGAGCCGGGCGTCGTCTCGATAAATGCAAACGAGCTTTGCAGCGAGTTCAGTTCACTCGCGAAGGTCGCGGCCCAAGTCGACAGGGCCAAATCGCTGGAGCAGAAAAAGTCCGTTCAAAACCTTTGTTGGGGTCTGCCGTTCGAGGCTTCGTCGGAAGTCAAAAACGATCCGTCCGCGCTCATGGCGATGGCCGAACCTATCCAAGCTCCATATGAGAAGACAATAGACTTCCTAACGTGCGGCGTCGACGTTCAATCGAACCGTATCGAGGCGCAATTCGTCGCTCATCAAACGTCCGGTCTAGAGCGTTCGATCCTGGATCACATCGTCTTGCATGGCGACACATCCGGGACGCAAGTTTGGGATGACCTCGACGGCTTGCTTGAGCGAGTCTTCAAAACGCAGGATGGTCGCGTGCTGCAGTCGCAAGTGACCTTCGTCGACGGCGGGTTCATGACTGAAACTGTCGCGCGCTTCGTCTTGCGCCAACGCGCCAGAGGCCGCCGCTGCCATATCACGTTCGGCCGCGCCGGCTTCGATCGCGCCAACGTGAAGGAAGGCGCCAAAATCCGCGGGCTCTTGCGCGGGCTAATCGTAGGCGTCGACAACATTAAGATGAATGTAGCGAAGGCGCTTCAAAGCGGCGCAATCAAAACGCCAAATCATCTCGACGCCGATTTCTTCGAACAGCTAAGCGCCGAGCGTCTAGCAGTCAAATACGTTCGCGGGTTTCCTCGCCAGCAGTGGGAGAAGTCGTCGGACGTTCGAAACGAAGCGTTCGATTGCCTTGTGCTGGCGGTCGCTGCGGCTTCACTCGTTAACGGCCGTGCGGCGCCTGCAGACAAGGCGAAAACTCAATCCCTTTCCATCGCCGAGCGCGCAGCCCGGCTCCAATCATTGCACACACGAAAGGCTGCTTAAGCCCATGTCCGAACCGAAGACGACCAAGCCCATCGCGAAGACTGAAGCGACCGTTCGGGCTGAAGAAAGGATGCGCTTCAAGGCCATCATGGAAAGTCCAGAGGCGCAGGCGCGTCCGAAGACGGCGTTAAGGCTTGCCCTATACGGCCAAACGCCGCCGGAGATCATTCGGGAGATGTTGGCCGATCTCCCGGCGGAAAGTCCGTTCCTGGCGGCTATGGAGCGGGAAGGCAGGACCAGCGTCGTCGCGCCACTCGGCGCCGCGGTCGCGTCCGACGATCCGAAGTCACAGCGTCTGGCGGAACTCAAAGAAGCGGCGAACCGCCACAACGTCGCCCGCGGCTACCTTACGCCAGCGGAAGCGAGAGCGCGCGGCGTCGATGCGAGGGCCTGATGCAGATCACCTATGAAGGGTTCGCGCCGCCAAGGCCCGACGCGCCCGAGTCCCTTACCGCCACATTCGAGCAAGCGCCACGCGCCGACTTTACTACCGCGACCAATGGGGCCGAACCGCGTCTGGCATGGGCGCGTTCGACTCACGGCGCGGGCTTCTCCTTTTCGGACGGGGGCCTGTGGACGCTTAACATGGGCGGCCGGACTGCCCGTGACGCCGCGCTCGCCAGCCGAGTCGGCAACGATCTCGCGACAAGCAACGCGCCCATTGCGACGCTGCTCCTGAACCTCACAACTCAGGCGATCGGCACGGGCCTCACGCTCTCCAGCAAGCCGCGCGCCGACGAGATCGGCGTAACGCCGGAGCAGGCGCGCGAGCTTTCGAATCAGATCGAAACCAGATGGGCGGCTTGGGCTGGAAACCCGCTCGAATGCGATATCGCCGGACGTTTCGATGTTCATCAGATGGCCGGAGCGTTCTACCGCAATTGGCTCCTAAACGGCGAGTCGCTGGCAACGCTTGAATGGCTTGCTCTGAGAGACGCGAAGACGAAGACGAAGGTCAATGTCCTCGATATCTCGCAACTAGATCGATCCATCACCCGAAGTGAGAATGGGCGCAACATCATTCAAGGCGTGGCGTTCGACCAACACGGGCGTGTCGCTGGTTATATGTTGCGGCCGTTACCTTTGGGCGCTCAACGCAGCGCGCCGCAGGCGACTTATGTGGAGGGGTTCACCTCTTGGGGCCGCTGCAAAGTCATTCACGCTTTTCAGTTTGACGATCCGCGGCAGGTCCGCGGACTGTCGCCTTTGACCGGCGCGCTCACCCCGGCCAAGGAAGAGGATACGCTAGCCGAGTTCACCCTTGGCAAAGCTTTGATTGATGCGAGCTTCACGACGACGATTGAGTCCTCGTTGCCCACGTCGGTAGCGCTCGACTCGCTCAGCGTGAATGATCGCGCGGGCGGAATTGCGTCGACCGTTGGCGAGTGGCTCGACTCCCATGAGCAATTCTATTCGAAGGCGAAGATTACGCCGCAGGTAGGAACGGTCACACATCTCATGCCGGGCGACAAGCTCATGCAGCATGAGTCAGAGTCGCCGAGCAACAATTTCGAAGCCTTTGACAAGTCGCTTCTTCGCAAGACGGCGAAAGCTGCCGGCGCCGCCTATGAGGACATCTCGGGCGACTACGCCGACACGTCGTTTAGCGCTTCACGACTCGCGACCGCGCTGCCTCACGAGATCAATCTGCGTAGGCGGAAGGATATCGCCGAGCGCTTCTATCGAGCTGTGTTCGAAGCATGGCTAGAGGAAGCGATTGCGACGGCGACGATCAAACTGCCGGGCGGCGCACGCGATTTCTATGTAGCGAAAGACGCATATTGCTGCGCGCGGTTCCTTGGAAAAGGCAGGGTATCGCCGGACGAAAAGAAGACGCGCGAGGCGACAATCCTTGGTCTGGAAACCGGCCTTATCAGCATGACGGAAGCCTATGCCGAAGACGGCAAAGATTTTGAGGCTCAGATGGAAACGCTCCAACATGAGAAGCAATATCTCGAAAGCGTTGGTTTGGAGCACCCATTCTTTGCCGCGCAGCAACGTAAGAGGGCGAAAACAGCATGAGGAGTCGGCCATTCAATCGACAACCACAGCAAGGCTGCCAAAGCCCGCAGCCGGAGGTTGATGACCCTTGCGCGATGCTCCCAAATTTGCGCGCGGCTTATTACGCGCTCCTAGCTGGTTCCCAAGCTGAAGAGATTCAATTTCGCGAGAGGCGGATTCGATATCATCGGGCAGACGCGCGAGCGTTGCAGAGCGAGATTCGACGGCTGGAGTCGATCTGCGGCGTCTATCACGGGCCGAAACGTTACGCCATCAGAGCCGGCGGGCAGCAGCCACAACATAGGGGATACGGATGGCAAAGGAACTTCTAGCGTTTGCGCTTGGCGAGCGCTGGATTCCGGGCACTGATGCTGACGCTATCGAAGCCGTTCACATCGATGGCGTCGCGTCGCCGATATCGCTTGGCGAAGCGGAAGCAATGGGCGCCGAGGTGAAGCGCGTCGCTTGGCTAGATCACGTCATGAGCAATGGACGTGAGATGGTGCGCTATGCGGACATGGCGCTCGGCTCGCGGGAGAAAGCGGAGGCGCGCGGATTTTCAATAAAGTCCATGCCGAAGGCGATGCGCACGGCGATCGATCGGGAGAATGCGAGGTGGGCTGCGGAAGACACCGCGTTCGCCGCTAAGCAGAAGCAGAGATTGGACCGGAAAGCCACTACGGTGGAAACGCCCCAAACATCTGCGCCGTCGTCCGAACCGGACCAAACTCTAACTGCATACGAAGCCGCGGTCCTGTCTCTCGACGAAGCACGTGTTCGGCCGCAAGCCGCGCGCGTGCTCCTGGAGATGCACAGCGACGAGTCGTCGCTTCCCATTCACCAAGCTGCCGCCATTCTGGCGGCGCTTCCTTTTGAGACCCGCCAATCTATTGAGGTCCCTTTGTCATATTCACACACTGCCGAAGATGCTGCCGCTCACGCCTTGCTCGTTCGCGTGGCCGAATTGCGCCAGCAAGCGCTTTCGATGCGCGCCGCTCGCTACGGCGACGCCAACGCCAAGGCCGAAGCGCGCAAACTGAGTGCTGCGCTTCAGGATCATCGATCGAGCGGGGCAAACATCGTGGCTGCTCTCAACGCCGCGGGAGCGGATGTCGCGCCGATCGCGGATCAGGCTCGGCGTGCGGCGCGCGCTGCTTAATGGAGGCGAACGCAATGTCGAAGCCTGCCTCCCGAACCGTTCCGCTCTCGCGAGAACTTCAGACGCACAGAGGCCCAATCAAAGAGATCGTCTTGAACGAGCCGACGCTCCGAACGTTTCGCCAGTATGGCGAGCCGTGGAAACTGACGAGCAACAAGGATGGTCATTCGACTGAGTTCGATAATGCCGCGTTGACGGGATTTCTGGTCGACATGAGCGGACACGATATCGTCGTTCTGGAAACTATGCCTGCGCGGGACTGGATATCTGTGCGCCAAGCGATGGTAGAGCTACTGATGGGAGTTGCCGGCGACCGCCCTACAGCAGCGTGACGCGCCTGATGGCTTCGTATGTCTATGACCTGCATATGCCGGTTTTTGACATCGAGGCCATGACCGTCACGCAAGCGACTTTCTATCTCGAACACATTTCGAAATTGCAGAAAGAGCGCGCCGCCTAAGCGCGCTTTTTTCGTTCGATCAATTTTCAGATGACGCCGCACATGGGCGGCCCAGGAGTTTCAATATGGCCGGCGGCCCGTCAATCACAGCTACCGTTTCCGCGGTCGACCATGCGAGCCCCGAGCTTGCGAAGATCGCGGAGCGAATCCACAAAATCGCAGATCAGCTAAACAGGCTCGGCGTTCAATCTGGCCTCGCGAAGGCGTTCAACAATCCGGCGCTGGACGCCCATGCCCGCGCGTTGGCGCGCATCGAGTCGAACTATCATCGCCTCGCCGTTGCTGCCAAGCAGTTCGCGTCCAACGTCGCCGTGCTAGCGTCGCCGGCCATCCTGCATGGGGCGGAGCAGTCCCTGCATCTTGGCGCCGAGCGCACGTCTGAGCAGTTCCGTCTGACTCTCGCCGGCATTCGTGGCGCGGAATTGGAGCACGCCAAGGAACTTGCCGCGCAGTTACAGCGCATGACTCCGATCTTGGATCAAACCAAGCTGCTGGAGCGCTACAAGGAAGTCAGATCGATCCTGCCTAGCCCCGAGGAAGCCGCGCACGTCATGCCGATGGTCGCGCGAACCGAGGCGGCGGTTCTCCAGAGCGATCCGACAGGGCAGGCGGCGCATGGCTTGCCTTGGATGCTGAAGGCGGCGGAGATCGCCGGCTTTGGGCAGGATATTGAAAAGCTCTCGCGCTATCTCGACGGCGCCGTTCGCGCCGTTCAGATCATGGGCAAGACGGTCAGCTTCGAACAGCTTGCCGATGTCGTGAAATACTCCGGCGCCGCCGCGCCGCTCTTGTCCGAACAGTTCCTCAACAAGACCGCCGCAGGTTTGGCGCAGGAACTCGGCGGGTCGACCGCCGGCCTTGGCATTCGATCGTTTTTCAAGCTGCTCACGTCGAACCTCAAAGGTCCGACATCGCATCCGGCCTTGGAAGAGTTCCGCAATCTCGAGCTCATCACAGACAAAGACATTGAATTTAGCGGGAAGGGCAAGGCGCTCGGGTTGCTGCCCGGCCATTTCATCCAAGGCCACGAGGCAGCGGCGCATGATCCGGCCCAATGGGTCTGGACCACACTGCTTCCTGCTCTCAAAGCCAAAGGCTTCACGGACAAGGAAGACCAGATCATAGAGGCGCAGCGCCTCTTCCCGAACAGCAACGCCGCGCGCCTCGCCGAAGTGCTCATCAACCAAGAGCAGACGTTCAAACGTCATATGGCGCTGTTCGATCAGGCGGCCGGCGTGGACGGCGCTCTAAAGACGGCTGCAGGCGACCCGATCTCGGCGGCCAAATCGCTCTCGACAGCGATCGGCGACTTCGCGGGCACCTTGACCGCGCCGAACATGGAAAAAGCTGCGCAAGTCATGAGCGGGCTTGCATCGGGCGTTGCGTCTTTAGGCGGTTCGCTGCAGCAGTTCCAGAAAGAACACCCATTGGGCGCGCAGGCGCTCGGCGCTGTGCCCGTGGGGATTCCCGGAGTCGCGGGCCTCCAGCTTTATCGCTTGGGCGACGGCGTGCTGAAGGCGCTTCGTGGCGACTTCGGATTGAACGTCTCGGCGGCGAACCTCAACGTCGCGGCAGTCGCCTTAGAGACGGCTGCAGCGCGTCTGGGCGGCGGCGACTTGCTCGGCAAAGCGGTCGGCGCGTTGGGTGTCGGCGGGACGGCGGCGCAAGGCGCCGGCGCTGCGGGCGCGGTCGGCGCGACCGCCAGGACCGCCGGTCTGCTCTCGCGACTGCTCACGCCGCAAGGGATCGCTCTGACTGCCACGACGATCGTGATCGGAACGGTCGCGAAGCTGATGGTCGAAGACGCAAGATTGTTCGATCGCGCCCAGGAGGAAAAGCGTCGTGGACCTCGTCCTTCGGCCTACGACGAGTCCCGCCAAGGTGAATACGATCGCGCAGCACGCGAGCGATATCTTAGAGCGCTCAACGTATGGTCGCCGCGGGAGATCGATCCTGCGCGCCAGGGCGCGTTCAACCGTTTGTTCGGAACGGCGGAGATCATTCGCGCATCTGCGTTCCGCGGCGCGACAGACGGCGCTCGTTTCGCGCTCAACAGCCGATTGAGCGGCACCGGCTATTCGGCTGGGCCGTTGCCGAGCTTGCCGGCGTCTCAGGCTGACAGACCCAAATGGCCGGGTATCGAACCGCATGGGAGCACATGGGCCGTTCCGCGCGAGATTTCCGTTCAAGGAACCGTTCAGGGGGAGGCCCATGTCAGCGTGGAAAATCATGTGCGGGTCGACGCCAGTCCGCAGTTCTTGGCGTCAATCGAGCGGCGGTTCGCGGACGCATCGGCGCGAATGCAACTCGTCGGGAAGCTCGGAACAACCATGCAGGGCGGCGGCAACGCACCCACGAGATCGGGCGGCGCTGGCGCTCCACATGCTGCGCCGCTGCATTCGAGCTTTGGGTTTGGGCCTGCAGGCACTCGATAGAGGCGAATGCGTATGAGCTACATCAGCAGTGAATATCCTGTCGTCGCGCAGATCGGCGTGGCCGTCGTTGTCGCCTTCCTTTGGTTTGTGGCGACCTGCTTCTTTTCGGGCGTAGTGATCGGTCTATTGCAAGTCATCAGCTTCGTTCGCACGCCGCGCCATCTGCGCGCGTCACGATTTCCAGACCTATCCAAGTTTCACGAATAGCCGGGCAGACTCCACGTCGTGCTGACGGCGAACCTGCGAGCGGAGCCCGGCGGCGCTTTTCAAACGGGCGCGTAGTCATGCCGCTCGCAGGATCAGCAAAATCTCCTGAGAGGTGGGGAGCGCCGCCGGCCGAAAGGTCGGCGGCGCTTTTTTCGTCTCTATTCTTTGTTGTGTGAATGTTGTGACATGTAGAATGATGAACTATACAAGTCATTACAAAGTATGTGTGCGAATTAGACAAGACGAAAGCTTGACAAGGTTGCGCTGAATAGGTAGCTAAGCTTGAGGTCGTCACGGAAATGGCGAGCCGGAAGGGAGCTTGGGGCGATGAGCAAAACGTCTGCGCGAACCGCGCCAATCGATCGCGCGCAGATCATGACTTACGCGCACAGCCTCTTTCGACGCCGGCTATTCGACACCTTCGGCGAAGCGCTCCGGTATGCGCATCGCGTGGCCAAGGATCGTCGCGACCTTGCCGCTCGCCGATCACAAACCGCGGCTCGCCGAGCCGCCTGACTTTCTCCCAACGTTAGGAGCCAACCGATGACGGATACGCCTACACGCCGCACTATTGAGCCGGCCGTTGACGAATGGATTGTCGCCGACCGGATGCTTCGCGCGTCTTTCGAATGTGCGATTTACGATCGGCTGGCGCCCTTCCAGCGGCGCGCGCTTGAAGCGGCGATGAATGCCGACGATGACGGCGAGGTGAACGCCTTGGCGGAAATCGTGCGGACACATTTCCAAAGCGCCTGTGCGGCGATGGCTGGAGCATTTAAGCGGGAAGCCGATCGGTCATTCAATGACTGCGCCCAAGCCGCTCTGCTCGAAATAAAGGCTGCGATCGGCGATGACGAGGACAACGTTGTGGCGTTCCGCCCGGTGAAAGAGGATTGACCGCCCGGCCATCGCCGCGCAACACTCTTGACGCTCGCTGTAGGAACAGACGGCGGGCCTCTATCAAGCCTTCGGCCCTGTCAGCAATGGCGGGGCCGGTTTTTTTTTAGCGCTAAACAACGTGCAATGCTTAGGGAACTTACATAAGCTTGCCTCCCCGTTCCGTGTAAGCTAAGATATCTATTAGACAATTGTTTCAAGGCCCGACATTGCGTCATGCCCCCACATGGGAGCTTATTATGAACCTGCGTCCAGTTTCGCTTCCGCCGAATCGTGAAGCCGTCGAGCATTTTGAAGACGCGGCGAGACAGCTCCGGGAACTCTTCAGGTCATCCGTTGCGGAAGCGTTGCCCGGTTTTGCGCGCCAATTGTTCGAACGAGAATGGCAAGAGGCGGCCGATCTAACGAGCATTGAGTCCGTTCCGCCGTTGGCACTCGCGTATCTAATGAGTTGCGAGCGGTGCGTGCAGGATTTGCTCAACAAGAATTACGAAGGCGTTGCGAGCGCACACTTTGAAAAATGTGTTCGCGAAGCAGCCAATGAAATCAGGACGAAGGTGGTTGTCTCTGGTAGCTATGAGGGCGACACCCCATCACAAGCTCGAAATTGTTTCCCGCGCCTTTTGCGGCCGGCGAGCGGCACTTCTCACCTCGCAAATTAGTAGCCCTTTTTGGGTTCTAATTGAGCAGACGTCAGCCATTTCTCCGTTAAACAAAACATTGTTTAGGGCGCCGCGCGCGTAGGATACCGCGGTGTCAGCTGTCCGGATATTTCTCTTTTCGGTCGCGAGAGTGATGCGCTCGTTGTCAGGCGACTCACGGAAAAACTCAAAGATAATTGACACAACACCCCCGCGCCCGTGCTCTGCGTTAGGATAGCAACGCTATCAGCACGAGAAGATGTGCGTCTACTGCCTAAAAGAATTTGACGCCCCGGCCATCGTGGCGCGACACTCGTGTCGTTCGCTGTCTAGACCGGGTGGCGAGCCTCTATCAAGACTTAGGCCCTGTCAGCAATGGCCGGGCCTTTTTTTTTGAGCACTTCCGAACTCAATCGCGCGGCGGTGATCGATCATACCGCGAGGGAGGGGGCGGCCCGCGTCGAATAGGCGCGGGCAGTTCCGTCTTTGAAGCGGAACCGTGAGCGCGCTTCAGGAATTATATGTCCTGAAAGGGAGAACCGGACAGTGTTGACGAATAACAAAACTCATAAGCAACGTTTGCTCGATAATACGCGGGTCACGACTATCGCCGACCACTTGCGAGCCATGTTTTCAGGCGTCGTCGCCGAGCCTCTGCCACCCGCAATGGAGAAGCTCCTGCGGCAGATTGAGCAGCGCGTTCGATTGCAGGAAATCGAGGCTTGACGAAGGGCGAAGTCACCCAAATTTATTGGTTAGACGACCTTCCTACGTCGCTCTTCTTCCGGCCTCGCTGGCGGCCTTGCTTTCGACCGAGAGCAGGGCCGCCTTTTTCGCTTGAAGGCGCGGCAAATCAAGCCAAGGCTTAAGCGTTTCTACGCTGCTGCTCTCGGCGCTGCAGCAACGATAATGTTCGCCAGCATGTGCAATGGTCCTTGCTCACGTTGAGGCTCATGCTATTTTAAACAACCACTTGGGCTTTGCGGTTTAGGGGTTTCCGCGTTGGCGCGTTTCGTTCTTCTCGACAAAGAGAACCGCATTCGCGGCGATACGGCGGAGTTGGCGTTACGCTCGCGCGAATGGGCTGATATCGCGGCTCTGGACGGCAACATCGAAGAGTTAGCAATCCGAGCCGCTCGCCTGCTCGATAAGAACTGCGGCCATGCCGGTCAAGCTTACGAATTCGTTCCATTCTCAGGGAACGATGACTCTGATGGTTATTTCATATTCGATTGCAACGGGGACAGGGCGCCACCTGCTATTTGCGAAGCGGCGCACGATCCCGACGTCACTGTGGCGGTCATGACCGCCTGCTTCTATCGGGGTTTCGTCCGCTGCCGCCACTGAGCAGCCGGCACAGAGAGCGCGACCGCCCTACCTCTCCTCAAGTTTGTGTTCCAAATCCCTCACTAGCTCTTGAAGCTCCACAGGCAAGGGTTCGGCGATGATCTTGGCGAGCTTGAACCGCAGTTGCGTCCCGATTTTATCGAGCGTAGCAGCAGAGCCAGGGTGAAACTCGCGAGAGACTGCGCTCCGCCAGTCCGGCTTTATGTTTTTCATGATATTTCCGCCCTCTATGCCAACGGCTCCGGGGCGGGTTTGTTCCCAAAATGTTCAGAAATAGCTTCGCCAGGTCCGATTTCTTTAGTTCGACCGATACCGCGGCCAATCCGGCATGAGATGCACTTCGCGGGACCCGCACGCTGAACAGACGAAGCGCCGGGACCTCGCCAAGCGGATGAAAGGAAGCTCGGCGACGTTCCGCAGCGCATCGAATGGGATAACCCCGCAACGTTGGCAAGTTTGATTCAGGCAAAAACGCCCTCGCGGCTTGAACGCCTTGGCTTTGCAGGTCGGCGACCGTGGGCGGGGTGGGGTATGGTGAGAGGTGAGTGACGGTTCTACCGGCAATTCGTCGTTGCCTGTCCATATCGTCTCTCGATGAGAGTCGATACATCCGGGTAGTGAATGACCTGATTTATGTTCGCGGCGGTTTGCATTTTCGCTAGCGTTGGCGACCCAGGGTCGCCATCATTTTCTCGGCGAGCATACGGAAATAGCAGGTCGACCCGCGCGTAGATTTCTGTCGTGTCGACTATTGAAGTATTTATGGTGTGTGGTGTTGCCAGCGGGCGGACCAAAGTGAGCCTGTCATTTTGAATTTGAATCTTCTCTATCAACTCGCATAAGCGATCCCGAGGCCCTTTGTCCGCGAACTCAATACAATCCTTGAAATTCAATATTAAATCGGAAGGCATGTTAGGTGGGGAGAGGTCGATATCTATCGGGTTCTCGGAATTGAAATCCTTGCACCATCTCAAATATTTAAAGCAGCGCCATGTATAATTGCACAATTCAGAAAGCGCCGCGGGTAACATTGCGCGCGCCGCGGCATTCTTCCGATGACGCATGTCTTCTTGGCGACGCCGCTCACTTTCCTGCTGATAAACCGCTATGAAGGCTGCGGCGGCCACGCTTGTAGCGCTAAGTATTGCTTGGGCCCATGCTGCCCAATCGCTCGCGGATAAGTGGCGCGCGCTGCCGTCTAGGTAGTCGACGACGACATAGGGAAGCACAATGGCGGAGGACAATCCGACAAAGGCCATCCCCGCAGCCGCCCGCCACAAAATCAATTGCGTCACTCCGGCGGCTTTAGCCCATTCCTAGCCCAAATGGTCGATTCGGCTCTCTATGACAAAGGGTCTACAGAGCTAACTTATTGATATTATTCCATAAAATGGTCGGAGTGGCGGGATTCGAACCCACGACCCCTTGTCCCCCAGAAGTGTAGAGCCTCATTTCAGGGTTTATCGGGCTTGTTCATAAGTGGTCGTCCTCCCCTTGTAATCCGGGAAGAACGTGGTTCATATTCAATCGTAAGGGTTCAAGCCGTTTCGTAGCGTCTCATCAATTTTGAACCCAAGTTGAACCCACGGCGCCGTGACAAGTGCGAATAGGACAAGTGCGCTGCGTGGGTTCAAAGGGGCGGGCCAGTGCCATCCTTGCTGCTTTCGGACGCCTTCTTGCGCAAAGTTGCGGTTGGCGAAAAGCTTACTGAATTTTGGGATCGGCGCGTTCCGGGCCTCTGCCTTCGCGTCACGCCCGGTGGCGTGCGCACGTGGACATTTCGCTATCGTCCAAGGGACTCGTTGTCGTTCAAGCGTCTAGGACTTGGTCGTTACCCCGAAGTCGGTCTCGCACTTGCGCGTGAGCGCGCCGAAAAGAAGCGCGTCGAGATTGCCGACGGCGGCGATCCACAAGGTGAGCGTCGCGCGAAAAAGGAGGCGGAGGCGCGCGCGCTTACGTTCGGAGCTCTGGCGGATCAATACCTCGAGCGCTATGCAAAAGCGCACAAGGTGAGTTGGAAAAATGACAAGCTGCTGATTAATGCGCACGTCCGCTCAGCTTGGGGCGGTCGGAAGGCTGGGAAACTCACCCGGGCTGACGCGGCGGCGTTGCTAGATGAAATCGCCAAGCGCGCCCCCCCGAGCGCCAATCGCACCCAAAGCATTCTATCGAAGCTTTTCAATTGGGCGATCGAGACCGGTTATCTCGAGTCCAATCCAGTCGCTCGAATGAAAAAGAGAGCGAAGGAAACCGCGAAGGACCGCGTCCTTTCTTCCAGCGAGATCCAGGTCGTTTGGCGTTCGATAGGGCAGGGGAAGGTCTATGAAAGCATCAGCGCTGCGCTGCGATTTCTCATTCTGACCGGATTGCGGCCAGGCGAGGTCGCGGGCGTCGAGATCGCCGAGGTGAGGGATATCGAAGACCCTTCTCAAGCGCGGCTGGAAGTCTCCGCTGCGCGAATGAAGGGCCGCCGCGCCCATATCGTCCCGCTGGCGACAATGGCGCGGGCGATCGTCCGCGAGCAATTGGCGCGGCGCTGCGAAGGGCAGGCCCATCTATTCCCTTCGCACTTCGCCGATAGGGGCGGCATTGCGCGCCACTCGCTTTCGCAGGGGCTCGGTCGGATCATCGCGAGTCTATCCGCGGTCGAAGAAGCCGACGCGGAAGCAATAGCGTCGCTTCGAGCAAACCCGCCAACGCCTCATGATTTCCGCCGCACAGTTGCGACCGGACTCGCGGCGCTCGGCGTGCCGCGGGAAGATCGACTAGCCGTCTTGGCCCACGCGCAAGCCGACGTTCACGGGGTCCACTACGACAGGTATGGGCGTCTCAAAGAGAAGCGCAAAGCGCTCGAGCTTTGGGAAGCGTATGTCGCGGAGATCATTATGCCGGCGTCTTCGGCGGCGAACGTCGTCAAGATCGGAGGGCGGTGATGAAGGGCGTTTCGATCAAGGATATCGAATCAGTCATGCTGAGCGACGCGAAGCCGGGTGACATTCGACCGGACCCGTCAGTTTACGATCCAATGATGGCGACGCATTGGACTCCCCTTGAGGCCATTGTTTGGATCGCAACTCGCGACGTGAATGTGGTTCGCGACGTCGCCCCCTTTTTTCGGGCGAACTGGGTCATATGGAAACGCAAGGTCCAAGACTATCCCTATGACGAGGATGGAAACTGGAGCCCGTTCCTGCCCGGCACGCTTACTGCACGCACGCGGCTCATTTGGCGTCAGTGTCCAGTCCGTCCTGCCTGCTTTTGTGACGCCGCGAAGCAATGGCCAGGGGTTGGCGCTGCTCGAGCTGATCTTTGGTCGAAGCTATCGCAAGGAAGGATAGCCGCGTCAGGGCTGAAAGGGCGGATTCAATTTGATGGAGCAGAATACTCCCTCGACCAAGAGGCCATGCGTCCGCTCGACGCCGAACGGCAAGAGATTGACGCGCGTAATTGGACTGATCTGCATATGCCAAGCGACACGCCGCGTGCGCTTTCAGAAGGGCCGATGGGTTTGAACGAAAGCCGTGCATTGAATGCTGTGCGGCTGTTCGACTGGAAATGCGACGGGCCTGACGCGGTGCGATCCGCGCGCGGCGTGCTTTATTTCGATGTTCGATTGCCGGCAACACAGATTTTGGCGGAATGGGAGTTGCGCAATTCTCTCGATGAATTGTTGCTCGCCGAAGCAAATCGGAAAGGTGGCACAATCGGCCAGAAAAACGCCGAACAAATTGCGCGAACTCATGGCTTTTTGGAAAAGCGCGAGGAAATAATTAGTCGCATTAAAGCATTGAATATTGATGGTAAACAAGGCAGAAAATCGGTAGCGAGGTAGCTTGGTTTTTTCTGGTTTGTTGTTCTTTTCGACAAACGATTATTTGTGACTATTAAAGAGGTCGCCCGCAACGAATCGGAGCGACACAATGTATAAACCGAAGTTTCTTCGTGAGCCCGAACTGCTCACGATTGTTCCCTTCTCCAAGCCGACTCTCCATCGCAAAGTCAAAGATCAATCCTTTCCTGCCCCCGTGAAGATAGGGGTGCGCGCCAACGCTTGGCTCAGGGAAGAAGTCGAAGCCTGGGAACAATCGATCATCGCCAAGCGCGACGCGAGGCTAGCTGCGCAGGCTGATCATAACGCCTGAGCAACAAGCCTCCTGGGCCGAAGCAATTGAGAAAGGACTCGGAAGATGAACAAGTCGCAATATGCATTTCTCATTTCTAGCGCAGACGTCTCAGCCGACCACGATCGGACCGCGGCGTTCGAGAATTTGGCTAAAGTGCTTGAACACGTCGCCGCAGCGCGGGCCGGCTTCGCTGATTTGAAAGCTCGATCACTCAAACTTGAAGAACAGGCGAGCGACCTTCGTAAGCAACAATCCACTGTTGGCGGCGCTGCTCTAGCGTCCAAAGTTTTGGGACTCTCCGAATGCGTCGCTCAGGCGACAAGCGTTGATGTGGCGGGGGTGCGGTCAAAGTTGAACGGTGTGGAAGAAGAACTCCGTCAAGTGACAGCGGCGATCGCGGCTGCACCGGAACTCTTTGGAGGCCTTTTGAATGTCCTCAGCGAGGCGGACCGCGCCGCATGGTCGAAACATAATGAGGCGAAGCGAGGAATTGAGGAGTGGTGTGAGGTAGCCTTATCGGTTGGCGCCGCCATCCAGGCTGAGATCGTTTTCCTTCGCGACTTTATTTCCCGTTCGCCAGCTGGATTGTCAGCACCGTCGCCTTTGAAGTCATTGAACCAAACTGATTTTGAGACATTGACTGACGAGCGCGCTTTGCTCGCACGTGCGAAAGCGGAGGAGCGGCCACTCGTCCTCGCGCCGCCGCCGCCGCCGGTCAGCGTTAATGAGGAAAGCGAAGAATGGGAACGGCGCCACGCGGAGCTGCAGGCACGGAATGCTGAAGCGGCGAGGCAGTGGCACGAGGAGCGTGAAGCGCGCACAGAACGCCAGCGAAAAGAAAAGTATGCTCGCGTTCTAGCGACACAAGAGCCGCGCAAGCTTGTGATCGAGCGCTAAGCTCGCAGTCCGCTTTTCGCACTCTGCGATGGCGTGAAAAATTCGCGGCGGAGTAATCGTCGGCGGCGCGGGGAAGACGGAGTGCCATTGTGGCTAGCTGCTCCTGAGGCCCGCGCCCGCGATCGGCGAATGGATTTACGAATGACTTGGTCGGGCCCCCGCGGCGGAACAACTGAGCTACAGGCAGCGCGTGATACTTCTGACACGCGACGATTGCCGAGCCGGGCCACGCTCGCCAAGAAATGGCCCCGCCTTCGCATCAATCGCCTGACGTGGCGCTGGCGCGATGACGCCAGCGGCGCCAGTGGCAACGACATCACGTCGCTGAAGGCCTTTATCGACGGGAGGGCCGCGCGATGACGCCCCTCGACCGGACGAATTTCGCTGCGGCAAAACTGAACTTTGTGCTTGGGGTCGGCCTCGACGCCGAACTTCCCAAGCTCGCGCTGCGCGTCGCTAACATTTTCGTCGGCCAATACATGTGCGCCGACAATGGCGGCGAGGCGTGGCCGGCCGCCAAGCGCCTTTGCTGTGACCTTGGTGTGTCCTCGGAGAGGGCAGTGCGCCAAGCGCTCTACTCCCTCTTGGAGCGCGGCCACCTTATCGCCGAACGAAAGGCCGGCGGGACGACTCGCTATCGAATTGCCGAACAGTATTTCGATGGCGAGAAGCTCGGCCCCGGGGCTACCCCCCAGGCTCACCATGAGCCGGGGTATCGAGCCACCCAGGCTCACCATGAGCCTACCCCCCAGGCTCACCATGAGCCGGGGACCCAGGCTCACCATGAGCCTACTAACTCCGGGAATGGAACTCCGGTAAATGAACTCCGGGAATTTTCCCCCCAGCCCCCCAGGGGGCGGGAGGGCAAAGATTTGCCTTCCGGTAAAACGCAAGCTTCCACTTCCGAGGAAACGCCGGACGCGTTCGGTCGCTTCGAGGCGGCCTGGCAGTGGGGACAGGGTGAGAGCGTCAAGGCGGCGCGAGCTGCATTCCACCGGCTAGGCGAGGGCGATCGCGACAGCGCTATCCGAGGCGCTCCAGCCTTTCAAAGCGCGCTCGCCGGACGCCAACACCCGCCCCACGCATCAACATACCTCGCCGAGCGGAAGTGGGCCTTCCAAGCTCGAAACGCGTCGGCTGCATCGGCGTGGGCCAGACCAATGGCCACGTTCAAAAACGGCGTCGGCCTGCTGCTTGCTGACTCCTACTTTGGTCCCGACGCCGGCGCACCTGGTGGGGACGAAAACATAATCGATCTCGAAGCCACTCGGCTCAAACCAACCAAGCCAGCCGGCGCTTTGTCAGTCCCGCCGCTTGAGCGAGATCGGCGCGTTGTCCTTCACCCCAGTTCTGAGCAACTCGCGGCTTGGCATGCATACGAACGCCGCATGCACGGCCGCGCGCGTCTCGGACTAACGCGCCCAGCCGAATGGCCGCCGGACATCGGGGTAGCGGCCGGGACCTTTGACGCGAGTCGCCCACCGTCTAGCGTTAGTAATGCTTTGGGATCGGCGATGGCGTGACCATGTTCGCGGGTCCTTCCACGTCCTCCTCCGCCTGCGGGCCGCCGCGCCCCGGGATTCCGGCAGTCACAGTAGAATTCAAAGCGTGAAGTTCACGCGATGTTTGTGAATTAACGGGGCGGAAAATGGCAGAAAAGATCGTGTCCAAGTCCGACTTCGCGGCGGCGTGCAACGTCACGCCAAGCGCGGTCGCGAACTGGATCGCGCGCGGCAAGATCGGCCGCGAGGCCTTGGTCGGCGAGGGGCGCGGCGAGCGAATCAAATTCGACGTCGCGATGGCTCAATTAAAGGAGCGGCTGGACCCAAGCCAGCGCTTCGGCCTCAACGGCATCTCGACGAAGCTCGACGACGCGCCGGCGACGCCACATGGTCATTCCCCGCCACCGTCATCCGCTCGGCCTCCGGCGCAGCCCTTTGAACCGTCGGTCGAAGACCAGATCAAGCGGGAGAAGCTCATCCAGGCGCAGCTCGCAACTTCGCGAGCGAAGGAGCAGGACCGGCTCTCGCGCGGCGTCTATGTCATCGCCTCCGACGCGCGTGATGCAACGACTCGCGCCGCAGCGCAGCTCGTCGCCTCATTTGATGGCCGCATCCCCGAACTCGCCGCGGCGATCTCTGCAAAATGGCAGATACCGGCTCGCGACGTGACGCATCTGCTGCGCGCTGAATTCCGCAAGATACGCTCGCGCGTCGCCGCAGAATTCGCCGAGCTTGCCGCCGCCGAGCCGGAATTTATCGAAGACGACAGCGACGACGACCCGACTGACGACGATCTCGGAAGGAAAAATTGATCGGAATGACTACAGTAGCCAAAGGCCATAGCGCCGTTCGGGCGATGAAAAAGCCGGCAAAGCTCTCGGAAGGCACGGCCTGGGAGAACTTGGAGCTGTTTCCGACGCCGCCATGGGCGACGCGGGCGCTTATGGAAATTGCCCTGCCGCGAATCGTCGACGAGCGTCCCACATTCGTGTGGGATCCGTGCGCCGGGCTCGGCCATATGGCGGAGCCGCTGTCGGAATATGCGACCGTTCACGCGAGCGACGTCCATATCTACGAGCTCGCGCCGCTGCCAGCCGAGCATGATCCACGCGAGCCGAGATTTCGTGACGCGCCATTGACGACGGCGGGCTTCGGCATCAAGCGCGCGGATTTATTCGACGACGAAGCTGTCTGGCCGTCGCCGCAGCGCGGGTGGATCATCGCCAATCCGCCCTTCGTTCCGGCGGCGTGCATGCTCGCCAAGGCGTTGGCACTCGACGGCGTCGACGGCGTCGCGCTGCTGCTGCGGCTGCAATGGCTCACGACGGAAGAGCGCTGGCGCGAAGTTTATTCGCGCATGCCGCCCACCGTCGTCGCGCCGTTCGTCGAGCGCGTGCCGATGTGTCTCGGCGGTTATGATCCGGACGGGTCGACGGCCACCGATTACGCCTGGTTTATCTGGAGCGAGCCGAAGCGCTGCAGGCTTCTCGCCGGAGCTGATCCGTCCTTTCCGCTCCAACATATTCCGCCGTGCCGCGCGCGACTCACCAAGCTCGAAGATCGCGCGCTCGCGCTGCGTTCTGTGCCGGGTTTCGTTGCGCCGTCAGTGCTGAGGAAAAATTCGCCGCGTCAGGCGGCGTTGGCGCTTGCGTGATCGGGTCGCAACATAAAAGTGGCAAAGGCTAGCGAGATGGAAAAGATTTCAGTCGTTCTCGGAGGCGCAAGAGCGCGCAAGATCGTTCTGTGCGGAACCGAATCAACCCGCTTCGCTGATGACCTCAGCGCGGATGGTGCTCCACAGTCGCGTCGCCTCCTCAAGCGCCTTGGTCACGGCGTCGGCTTCGAAGGACTCGCTGGTTCCTTCGGCGTGAGAGTTCTTCAGATCTTGAAAAAATTTCGCTTCGATCGCATCGAGCCAAGCTAGATCTTCGATACCCTTGACTTTCCCGATTTCAACTAAGGCATCAGCGAGAGACGCCGAAAAGCCCATTGCCAAGAGCGCATATCCGACGGTCTGCGGGCTTGGCTCACCGCTCATTAGCTCTTTTCTCCTGGGAAAAGTCGTCGCCGTCGTATCCCTTCACCGAAGGCCAAACTACCGGGGTCGGTGAGCGACCAGACAGCCGCTTCCTGTCGACTTCTAAGCAACTGCCCACTAATTTGCAGGCCCGAGCTTCTGGAACAAGCCTAGAATATCAACGCCGATCCACCTTAGTACTAAGACCAATAGAATAAGCACAACAGAATATAGAAACGCCGCGAACATGTTCGTCCCAACGTTTTTCCAGAAGTTTCCTTCCAGAGCCTTGCGTTGAATAGCCGGTGTAGCCTCGTCTATGACGCTTTGAGCGAACTCAGCGAGAGAGCTAGCTGCCAAGTCCGACATAGACCTGATATTCGTAGCGGTCCATGTGGCGTGATAGGAGGCGAGTTCCTCAGGCGTAGGGGGATGCCCGTTTGCGTTCCATATACTCTTCGCCCACTCCGACTTTGCCCGCTTGTATAGACCGTAGGCGATCATTCCCTGGAGCTGCTCGCCTTCAGAGCTTTCAGGGTCGACAAAAATGCTGAACAGCTTGTTGTAATTGGGATTATCTTCCGGGACCGTCATTAGTTTTTTTCTTTGATGGAACTGTCGTATGCAAACTGCGCGCGGCGCGTTGGATCGCTCGATCAAACACACCCGCGTTCATGACCGTAATGCGATCGCCTCTAATATTCGCACCCGCGAAAACCTTGCCCGCCGCCGTTCTGCCAACGACGACATGGGATTTTGGCGGATTTTTCGTTCCTTTGGTCAAAATAACCTCTTGTAG